AGAACTTACGTTATGACGAAGGCTAAAGAACTTATACGCAGAAAAGACAGAGTGTCAGGTTTCGACCTGGACACTCCAGGTTGTATTAGTTTTTCTGGTGGTAGAACATCAGGATATATGCTACGTCAGATACTAGATTTTTATGACAATAAGTTGCCAGAAGATGTAAAAGTTGTCTTTTCGAATACTGGCAAAGAAATGCACGAAACATTGGATTTTGTAAGAGATTGTGAAGTAAACTGGGATGTCAAGATCCATTGGATCGAGTGGGATGAAGAAAATAAAGTTATAGAAGTAAACCATAACTCCGCATCACGAAACGGGGAGCCTTACGATAAACTAATTACAAAAAGAAAGTTTTTACCTAATCCAGTAACAAGATACTGTACCTCTGAACTAAAAATTAAACCTATGAAAGATTTTATGATGTCAAAGGGACATAACTATTGGGTAAATTATGTTGGTTTACGTTACGATGAACCGCATAGAGTAGCAAGATTATCACGAGCCAAGGACAAAGAAAGATGGGATAGTGAAGCACCATTACATATGGAAAAAAAAACAGTAAAAGATGTAGCAAAATTTTGGGATAACAATTCATTCGATCTTAAATTACCAGGAATAAATGGTAAAACACCACTTGGTAATTGTGATTTATGTTTTCTAAAAGGTAAAAACACTATTATGAATATAATGAAAAACTATCCTGAAAAAGCACAATGGTGGATGGACCAAGAAAAAAAACAATTAGGTACTAAGTCTAAAGATGGTTTTTTGTTTAGACATGATAGACCTGATTACAAAACAATGTTGGAAATTAGTAAAAGCCAATTAGATTTATTTGATTTTGATAAGTCTGACGATGCTTGTTTTTGTCACGATTAACTATAGGAGGTATTATGGACAAGACTAAATGGAAGAGTATAACTTTAAACGTGGAAGATTATCATGCAGCTCGTGGGGTGTCTTACATGAAAAATAGAAAGTTAGCAGGTACTATAACTAAACTAATAAATGATTACATAAAAAATGTAGCTCAGGATCAAAGTGTTAGTTATGATAAGTTTAAGAAAGACATGATTAAGGTAAGTAAGAACGGAGGCTAAAGTAAAAACTTGACTTTGGTACCATACCATATTAATTGTGTAAAGAGACAAGATACGAGAAACGTGACCCACGATTGACGAGCCAGAGTATAATTACAAAGGGTTACTATGGCACAAAATAGAGAATATTTTATACAATGTTTAAAATTGTTAAAAACCAAATTGTCAGATCATGATTATAGAATTGTTACTGGTGTAATGAGAGCACTAAAGTATGGGTGTGATTTTGAGTATAGCCCAGGCTACGATTTAGATTTTGAATATGACATAGAAACTGTGAAAGAAACTAAAAGACGTGACAATGTTTTAAAGTTTAAAGTAATAGGTAGAGATAAGTAAAATGACAGACTATACTAATAGTATGTCAAAATTTTGGAAAGATATGTTTTTAGGTGAGGAAATTATAGATCCTAGAGACATGTCTGCTCAAGATAGATACGATTTTATTAACGGAATTTTTGAGGATTATACATATTATATGAAGAAGAGCTCAGTACATGCTCTTCAATATGGTAAACTTTTAAGTGCGTTGATAAAAACGTATGGTCACTAAACAACAATTTCAACCTCCATCAACAGAGTTTTTAAAAGCATTGGGCTATAATTTTTCAAGAGATTTACTTTGTAATGATTATATGTTACCTGAAAATTATTTATGGAGAGCAGTAATTATTAATGCTTTAGAAGATACTATGATAAAAAGAAACGATAGAAAATCATCAACTTTAAAAGCTAATGCTCATAATTGGATTTTAAATGAACTTTATTCTTTTGATCTAATTTGTAATTGGGCTATGCTAGATCCTGAAAATGTAGTTTATGCTTACAAAAAAGCTCTCAATGATAAACATATAGTTTTTACTAATGTTCAATTATACTGGCATAAATATAATATTTTATCAAAAAAATTTAGAAACTCTGTTGACATCAGGGTTAAAAGCAATATCAAAAATGAAATGCGTAAGATTAGAGTGAAGGCTAATAGTTGTACTGTAATTATAACTGAGGAAGTAACTAATGCTTTATAAAAAAAAGAGTGATGAGGGAAAACTCATCACTCAACTAACGGATTTGAAGGATTATATAAATATAATCTTCATAGTTAAAATATGAAACTTTCTAGGATAAGTCAAATGAAAAAACATAAAATATATAAATTACTATTTTCTACTATAGTGTTGTATACAAACTTTTTTTTAAAACATAAGTGTAAAATAAGCAAAAGTTTTGGGAAAATGGGAAAAACAGCAGAAACAATACTGTTACAGAGAAAAAGTTTTGGGAAAGTTTTGGGAAAATTCCTAAAGTTTTGGGAAAAGAGAGGACCGCAACCTTGCAATTTATTTTTTAATAATTTTTACCTATAGAGATATATATGCCACAGAGAAAAAAAATATTAAGAACAAAAGAAGATTTAACTACAAAACAAAAAACCTTTATTGATATATTAGTTGCTAACTGGGGTAACATTACAAAAGTAGATGCTTTATTAAAAGCTGGATACAAAAGTAAAAATAAAGATGCTGCAATGGTGTTAGCCAGTAAGTTAACTAATCCTGATCACAATCCACATGTATGTAGATATTTAGAATATAAATTAAGTAAAGAACAAGAAAAGTACGAAAAAGATAAATTAAGAAGATATAAAACTTTTGAAAGATTAAGAGATGGAGCAGAACAAAAAGGACAGTTCACTGGAGCTATAAATGCAGAGTTTAGATCAGGACAATTAGCTGGACAATTTGTTGATAAAAAAGAAGTTCTTCATTCTACTTTAGAGGGTATGACTAGGGAACAATTAGAAAATAGACTTAAAGAATTAGAAAATAAGATAAATGATGGGGGTACAATTATAGATGTCACACCAGAAAAAAAGAAAATTAAAAAGGTTAACTGAAAAAAAAATTTGGAATAAACTTAACCTCTTTCAAAAGGAACATGACAACGCTCATTTCATGAGGATAGAAAGCTCTACAATCAACGGAATACCTGATGTTTACTGTGCTTATCAAGATTATAGTTTTTGGTTAGAATTGAAAGCTAATCAAGATAAGAATCATGGTGTTTCAAAGTATCAAATGGTATGGCATTTAAAACATAGAAGAGCTGGTGGAAATTGTTTCATTCTGAATCAACCCCTCGTGGATCGAGTGCCGAAACTTCTGGCTGTCGAAGAACCTGGACTCGTACTTCCCGTTCCCGTTCCCGTCGTTCCCGTTCCCGTCATGAAAATTCTAGATTGGATGTGCACCGGACCTGGCAGCGAGCTGGCCAGGGACGGAATCCGTAGTTCCCGTTCCCGTTAAGGCCTGAAATCTAGGGTTTTTTTTCACAGGTTTGGGATTCCGGCCCTGCCGGCGTGCGGGAAAACGCCTCTCAACAATCCCAGTTTTCTGCGGGTTTCCGTGAGCTGTCTGGCTGGACACAGATCCATGCAGCGTTCACCACTTCCTGAAAGCCCTGTTTTCTCATGTTTTTTTTCATCACCTGGGACACAGCATGCGCTGCAAAAAATTTTCTTGACAGCGTCACCAGCGTGTGCAAACATAAGCCCATAACTAACGGAGAATAAAAAATGATAAATACATTAGATCAACAAAATTTTTTGGAGCAGGTGAGGCAGCACTCTCGCTGGAAGCAGTTTAGCTACGAAGGGTGGCAGTTAATTTATGATTGGGAAACAGAGCTCAACTCAAAGGTAGAGTATGACCCTGTCGCCTTTTGTTGCGAGTATGCTGAGTACGACTCCCTCGATAAATTGAAGGATGATTACAATGATATCGAAAGCAAAGACGATTTAGAAAGCAAAACTTGGGTGGGGTATCTACCTGAGGGTCGTATATTAATAAGGCAGTTTTAATGCTATTATTTTTAATAGGCTTGTTCGCCTCCTACATGGTTGCACCTAGACTGGTGCAACTTGTGGGCATCTTGTTTTTGATTTTATTATGGGGTTTACTATTTTAGTTCCCGTTCCCGTTCCCGTTTTCATTTTACTACATAACTATCGGGACCAGGACAGGAGGATCGCAGCTGGCCGCGGGACGAGCTGGAAACAAGAAGGTGTGTTAAAAAAAGGTTTGACTTATCCGATAAATATAGTATTATAATTATGAGAGAGTAACTATGAAAACAAATGTAGCTTTAAAACGTAGTGGACTGTTACTCTGGTAACTCTCTTATTTTAACCAATGGAGGAAAAAATGACTAAAAAAAATAATATAACAGTAAATGAAGGGTTTAGAGCAATGTCTGATATGGCTTGGCAACTAATCAATCGTATTGAAGCCTATGATAAAGTCCAAGCTCATTCTTATAGAAAAAATTGGAGTAAAGTTAGGTCTAGTTTTACTTTAGACGGACATGTCTTGGTAGAAAAGGTAGGAGAATAAAAATGGAAGAACTAACAAAACTAATGTTACAAGACCCACACTTTATAGAAGCTTTAAAAGATTTTGAAGCAAGAGGTTTTATAAAAGTAAAAAAAGAAGGTGTGGAAATAATAGATAAAGAAGGTCTTATGGAATACTACAAAGATTTTGGCAAAAGCCCTGACCACTTTCCAAAGGTAGAAGAGTAATTCCCGTTCCCGTTCCCGTTTTGGGTTCGGGGACATTTTTTTTTGGTTTTGTCAGCGAGCTGGCCGCGGGATCGCACGGGCTGGAAATAGTAACTCCCGTTCCCGTTTTTAGTATTGTTTACTACTTTGTTTCTCTGTTTTGTATTTCCGGCCCTGCCGGAGCTGGGAAATAGTTCGTGTAGATAAAAAATCATTTGCATTATCCGATATATATAGTATAATAATATTTTAACTAACCAATGGAGGTAAAAATGGGATTTGATTTATACGGATTCAATCCAGATTTAACAAGAGCTAAACCAACTATAGATTGGGAGAGCAAACCAACTGCAAAAGAAAAAGACGATTTCTTTAAAGACTTAACTAGATTTGAAGATGAAAATGTTGGGTACTATTTTAGAAACAATGTTTGGTGGTGGAGACCATTAGCTAATTATGTATTAAAACTAATGGGAAACGAGTTCACAGAAGAAGAGCAAAAGAGTTGGCATCATAATGATGGTTTTGAAGTCAGTGAAGAAAAAGCTACCAAGATTGCTGAAAGACTTGAACAAGAGTTAAACACATCAAGAGTTAAACAAGTCGAAGAGCATTACAAAAAAAGAATGAAAGAAGCAGACGAAACAAACAAACTTCTTGAAGAGAAGAAAAGGGAGCTTGAAAAAATTGTGCAGGACAAGACAGGAGAGAAACTAGCACCTGTTAAATATCCTGAACCATTCAAAAGCCAATGGGAAGATATACAAAAGCAATATGATTGGGAGGCAAGTTATCCATTTTCAGAAAGTAATGTAATAGACTTTATGAAGTTTTGTCGAGCAAGTCGAGGCTTTTCAATTTGCTAATCTTGTTTTCTTTTTTCCTAGAGTGTGTACTATATTTGGTACTCACTCTAGCCGTCTTATATTTTTTCACTTAGTTCCCATTCCCGTTTTCCCATTCCCATTTGCGATTTTGTTTTTGGTTTTGTGTGCTGGCTTGCAGCCGCCAGGATCGCACGGGCTGGGAGTGCCGTTTCCCATTCATTTGCCCAAGTAATCCCACTTCCCATTCCCACGAAAAAAAACGCCAGTCGACTCTGACCAAGTTGGCTTCGAGGTTGTGGATAGTTGGTCGACTAAAAAAAATTTTAAATAATAAAATTAATCCTTGCTATATCGGATAATATCACTATACTTATATATAAGTTTAATTATTAATCAAAAACCAATGGAGGAAAAATTGAAAAATAAAAAACTTGAATTAGACGGAAAAGCAATTTGTGAATTAGTTATTGATCTTGCTCTTGATGATATAGAGAGGAAGAAATATAATAAGTCTTTTGCAAAGAAAAAAGCAGTTATTAATCAGATTCTTGACACTTTAAAAACTAATGAAATTCATTTAGAGAATATCAAAGGTTGGCAAGGATTTATTCAAAGGACTGTCGATTATCGAGATCAATTTGATGTTAAGACATTTGCAAAGGAAAATCCAGAATTACACGAGAAATATTTATTGAAGGATAGACCTGTTGTTACTCTTCATACTCAACATATTAAAGAGGTGAACTAATGAGTGATATTATCAGAATGTTAAATGAGAGTTTAGTAAACAATACTTCTATTAATAGAGTAAGAGATAATCTATTACAAGACACTAACAATGAAGATATTGAAAAGGCTAGACAACAGATTAATTATCAGCTTATTTGTTCAGCATTAGAAAAGGCTATAATAGAAACCTTCGCTAATTATCCTAATAATGAGAGTACTGATTTCTTAAAGGAACAAGTATCTCAATCATTAGCAGAACTTCAGATAATTATGAATAGATAAGTACAAAAAATGGGATTGCCGTTTTCTTTGGTAATCCCATTTTTTCCCACAAGTTTAGAAGGCTCTATTATCTTTTGGTAGAGCTTCGGGGTTTTTGCAGTTCCCATTACGGATAAGGGATATGCTTGACAAAAAGTCAGTAAAGGTGCAAGATTTATACACGCAGGATACTCTGAAACGATATGGAAGCTGAAAACTTAACGACAGATAAATTAAGATTAGAAGTAGAGAGGCTCTGGATAAAACATGTGCAGCTCTGCCAAGATAATTTTTTGTATTTTGTCAAAGAGGTATGGCCAGATTTTATATATCGTAAGACAAATGATAAAAAAAAAATAGGACATCATCAGCTTATAGCTGACCAATTTACTAAAATAGCTCAAGAAAAAAAAGGGAGGCTCATCATAAACATGCCTCCAAGACATACTAAATCTGAATTTGCTTCTGTATACTTCCCTGCTTGGGTTATTGGTAAGTTTC